ACCCAAAGATTGCAAAATTCACTTTTAGGATTGACACAAACGGGCGCATTATCGATTTCCTCAATTACGAGGTATTGGCAAAAATAACATACTTTCTTATTCATTTCTCATCTCACTTTCTATAAATAGTATATAGAAAATTGAAGAAAAAATCAAATTAATTAATCCTTTCAATTGGATAAACCGCATCCCAATCCATCAGAGTAAACCAATCTTCTGTGAAAGCCGGAAAAGTAATATAACTATCACCAGTCGTAATCAAGAACAAATGCGGCAAAACATCTCCCTCTACTCTCGTTTTACCAATATACGTAACTTGATTCTTAAACGGCGCGAGCATCATATTAAGATAAGCTTTTTCTGACGGAGTGACAATATTTGGATGATAGTCCTCGTCCAACCAAGCCATTAATACATCTAATTTTGCTCCATTTCTATGACCAAGAATTTTCCCGTCAAGACTAATTGTAAATCCAGCCCCATCGTTATCTGGAGTTAAAATCAAGTCATTAAATTTGTAGCCTTGCCCTACAAGCCAACCGCCATTCGTCATTTATTTTCCTCCGTTTTATTCTTTTCCCCTAATTTCTATAAAAATTATAGATAAATTTTAAAGAGAAAACAAATTTTATCCAACAAGACTATTCAGGTATGCTCCAAAATCTTTTAGAAAACTAATATTAATTTTTGTACCTACTTCATGAGCAGTACGATATGCCACGAAATCTCCTGCACTTTCAATACGCGGCCTGGTTGCGCCCTTAGGAGAAATTGAGACGTTCACAAAGCTATCAACATTCATATTCTCTATATTTTTTAAGGCTTTTACAACCCCATTTAAGTAAGTAGAAAGTGACATATACACTCCATTAATATTAAACAAATGGATTCCTTTTACATTTCCACCTGAAACTTTTATTTGAATATCGTCAAACATATGTTGAGCTACTTGACCAATTATTTCTTGTCTAATACCCTCGACATAACTGTTACCGCCAACCATACCGGCACCAGAATTAGCAAGAGTATCAACTATACCTTCATAATTTATTCTTAACGCTGCGGCCGCCGAGCTAAAAGATTGAAGGTTATACTTTCCAGCACGAATTTTATTATTACTCCCGCCAAAAATACGAATCTTATTAGAAACCGAGACTACGAAAGAGTCAGAATTAATTTTACTTAAAATATCATATACTCGTTGAAGTCTTTCTATATTTTTTTTTCTATTAGAGCCGCCTTCACTATTTGTCAAAGCGTCTTGTATAGCTGCTAAATCTTCTAAATCAACTTGTCCTTGTACGGAAAGTAAAACCTCATCTGCCTTCATACCAGTTTCTCCCGTATGGTATGCTTTGGTAGTTACGGCGCCAGTAGTTAAATTAATAGTAGTATCGGCTATCTTTCCACTATATGCTTGCAAAAACATTGTGGTTAAAGTTTCGTGGATTGTTCCTTTTAAACGATTTTCCCCCGTAATTTTTATATCTTTCTTAAACTTATTTGTTCTTTTTTTTGACATAGCCACATTATTATTTTTTCTAAAATACCATTTTAAACTATCTATAGCCCGTCCTAAATTATTTTGGTCAAAAATTGCTTTTAAAATTGGATTCTCTTCTCCAATTCCATAAATCCGTTCCATTTCAGAATACATTTGAATCAATGTTTGTCTTTGTTGCTCGCCATTATTTCTATCTAAAGCCTCTCGGTCTATCGCAGAAAAAGCATTTTTTAAACCATTATTAATAGCCTCATACATTCCTTCTTTGACTGATTCAGCTGTAGAATTCAAAGTTATATTTCCATTTGCCCAGTCTTGAAGAGCCTTATCAATATACCTTGGCGCAAAAGCCAAATCAGAAGTATAAGTGCTTCGCGCCCTGTTCGATTGCCCATCCTTAGTTGAATAAGTGAGTTTATTCATATACTCATAGTATTGTTGCAGAAAAGCGTCAAGCATTTGTCTGGCTTTAAATAAATCGTTAAATGCTAAAGTCAAGTCTTTCCAAAAGTTTGGCGATTCTGGATTTAGTTTACTTAAAATTCCCGAATTTAATCCAAGTTGACTCTGAAGAAAAGCTAACTCATTATTCTTCTCAGAATCCATTAAACTTTCTAATTTTGAAATAGCAGCTTCTAATTTAGCACTTTTGAATTTAACGCTTGACTGCCCGCCAACTACGCCATTAAAGGAACTCTGCGCCAATGAAAGAGCCTTATCTCCTAATGGGCCTCTAATATCTTTGGCGATTGATTTATCAGCCGACGATTTAGCCCAATTTCTGCCCTCTATTACATCATGTAACCAGTTATCTGACATTATAATTCACCAACCTATAACAAAAGGTGACTCATATGAGTCACCCTCAATTAATCAAGTAAATCTGCTAATGCAGCTATTTTACTTCTTTCGCTTTTTTCAAGATGTACATATCCAAAATGTCGATTTCCCTTTAACTTTTCAATCGTTGTCTCAAGACCAGAGTTCTTCTCAAAAACTTTCTTATCTCTCTGGCGCCAGTCTCCATTAATCCAAAGGTTTGAACCCTCGCCTACGCGCCCGAGCAATAGCTGTACATGTTGTGTAGTAAGATTTTCTGCTTCAGTAGAATAAATAATTGAATTTTTAATATCTCTTCCTCGAATAAAACCAATATGAATCGGTTCAACTTTGCCCGATTCAACCAAATTATAAACTCCGTCTATACCCCCTACGTGGTCTGCAAGTACCATAATCCAAGGAAGAAGTTTAGAAATTTCATCTCCAGGGAGAGAACCTAAAGCGTTACTATCTTTAACCTCAATATTGTTTCTAACCCACACGATTTTTTCAAATTGATTTTTTTCAAGAGCCTCAAGCGCGGCGTTAATCATCAAGTAATCTTTCTTTATATACCCTCAGTTTCCTGATATTTAATAGGGAATAGACTATATCTTCGACTTTATTTCATTTTATGAAGTAATTTGGCAATTTTATAAAGTCGTCCCGCACTTCGGATTTTGTAAATCCTACTTCCATAAGGAATAGTCGTTGAACCTTCTTCTGTTCGAAGCTTGGCTGCTGATTACCCAATTTATATTTTTTTCAAACTATTCACACTTGAACTTATTTCATTTCTATGCTGTAGTAAATATAACTCTAAGGGCTTCCCAGCAATTCACGGGATTAATTTTTGTATATATCACTATATACCGTGGCTCAGATTTTATAAACCACATCCATACCCTCCAGCAAGCAACTTAATTTCAATCGAAGGGTCTAAAAGCATATCCATAGCTAATCTCTGCTGTGGATTTCTACCAACTACTTTCCCAGTATATCTGCTCTCAAAAATAGGAAAGCCAACACTTTTAACTTGTCCATCCTGAAATTTTATATAATCTATAATTTTATTAGATTTGTCTCTAATTAACCCATACTCGTTTTCTAAAAAATTATAATTCTTTAAAGAGTTATTCTGATATAATTCACTTAATTCTTCATCACTAAGAACTAAATCTTCATATCCTTTATAATTCATTGACAATTGATACTCCTATAATAATTCATCTATAGAATCTATAATCTCGTCACAGACTCCTTTCTCTTTTGCTTCTTTTGCATCTATATACCATTCGCTTGTGATATTATTTGCAATTTCTTCCCCAGAATATTTGGTTCGCTTAGCCATGAATAAAGCCAAATTAGATACTTGCTCTTGGTAATTCTCAATTTGAGCCGTTACTTCTCCATAAGAGCCTGCAAATGCCCCAGAACCTTGATGGAACAAGAAAAAGGCGCGAGATAAAGTAAAACGCTTATGACAAGATAAAAAGATAAAGGCCGCCGCGCTACAACATCTTCCTGCGTTAATTCCATAGATTGGAGTCTTACTCAACTCTATTACATCAATTAGCGAATTATGAATATCAAGGTCGCCGCCAGGAGAAAAGAAAATTAGCTTGATTGGCTTTCTTTCCTTAATCGGAATATTTTGCTGTTCATCTGTTCGATTCCAATTCACTATATCCTGAATTATATTTAGAGTAAAAATATCAATCTCGTCTGCAACCCAGATAATTCGATTCTTTAAATCTATATATTGATTTAAAAGGTCAGGGTCTGGAAGTTGCATATTTTCAATTTCTTTTGGGATTGGAATATAGTCTATTGACATAAAATTCCTCCTATTTAACTAAACTATAACTTCTATTTATAAGTAAAATAAATATTATATATATCTATTTATATATGGATTACCATGGCACGTCATCAGAATCATCAGAAGTGTCCATGTCTCGGCGCCAAATTCCGTTACCTTTTTCGATTTCTCTTTTATCAAGAAGGCTTGCCACATATTCCATTCTTGTATTAAGCAAATCCAAATACTTATTTACTTTTTCGCTATTCTTTGGAAAATAAATTGTCGGATACATAGAGTTTTTTCCATAGACTTTTGCATCTAATGTATCTCTACAAAAACGACAAAAATCTGCCCAACTTAGACCCAGTAGGCGCGCCTGGAGTACAGTCAAGCTTCCCCTTGTGCTTCTAACATAAGGCAAATCATCTCTAACTTTTATCAAATTATATTCTGAATTAGAAGCCGATTCTTCAATATGAAAATATTTCTTATTCATATACTTAACTCCTCCCACAAGCCTTTCATTTCTTCTCTTTCATTCTCTGCTAAAGTGCAAAGAACTCCCAAATCCATCAAGTTTGGAATAGAAAGGATTTCTTCTCCAATCTGCTCTACAGGAACGATTGAATCACTCCCAACTCGTTTAACATTCTCTTTTTCAGGTATTGAAAAATCTTTTACTACATATTTCTTAACTGTACCTGCGGAGATACCCATCACCCTTGCAACTGCCGCATAAGTCTTATATTTCAAGTACAATATATTAATTTGAACTTTTTGTTCTTCTGTTATTCGTTTAGCCATAGTTTTCCTCCTTTATTTATATTTAGTATACTATTTTTTAGTTAGAAATTCAAATTTCAAAATTAGAACAAAACTCTTCATTTATATTAAACGCGCGCACGTGAATATGACAATTTTTAAAATAAGTCAAATTATTAAATAAAATTTGCGTTAATTTAAAAATAAGGATATAATATTTTTATAAAAGAAAGGAGATAAAGAATGGGAAAAAACTATAACTTATATGACAAAGTTGTCGCTGCTGCTTTAACAGAAGTCTTTAACTATACAAAAGATAGCCAATATATGTATTTTCCTACTGAGTGGAAATATAAATATTCAGATGGGCCATTTTTCCTTGCAATAACTAAAATAGCTCAATCAATGAATCATAAACCAATTGTAGTACAGATGTCTTTTTTGAAATTTCTTTTTTTCAAAAAGAAAAACAATAAACTAATTTTGAAAAGAAAACATAAAGTCGATACTAACGATTTTCTTCCTTTAGAAAAAATAGGGAATAATATTATAGAAAATTTCAACACAAGTCAGCTTATTTTTTATGAAATTTATGATGAATATTATAAGGAGAATAAATAACGAATGAAGATAATTATAATCAATGGCGCGCCAGGAGTAGGTAAGACAACTTTTGAGAATTATTGTATTAAATATGCCAAAACTAATTGCTTTAAAGTCTCTACTATAGATTATGTCAAATATGTCGCGGCCAGTTGTTGCGGCTGGACTCATGAAAAAACGCTAAAAGATAGAAAGTTTCTAAGTGAGCTAAAGCAGATTATGACTGATTATAACAACTATCCTTATATTAAAACACTTGAAATTATAAATAAGAAATTAAAAAATTTAGTTGATGATGGAAAATATGATAGTGACAAGTTGGTTATTTTCATTTCTTGTAGAGAGCTGGAACAAATCCAGTCGATGAAGAGAGCATTGAATGCAAAGACTCTGGTAATTCGGCGGATGCTCGAAGAAGCGAAAGAAACTTCTAACCGTTCTGATAAAGAAGTTAATGATATGACATACGATTATGAGATTTGGAATACAGAAGATTTGCCTCAGTTAGAAAATAGTGCTATAAGATTTATAGAAAAGGTTCAGGAAGAAGAGTGGAATAGCTATCTTCCGAATAAAATTAAATTAAATAATGAACAGTAGATAAATTTTAGTGGATAATTTTAAGGAGACATATGATTAATAATATAGATTTTAAGGAGTTGGAAAGCGAAAAATATTGGTCTTTCCCACGCAATACGAAAAAGAATATAAGAGATGAAGCCATGAATATGATTTTTAGTGGAACCTATCTTGGCGCGCGGAAGATGGATGGAGCATACTATCGGCTTGTAATTGATGATGATGGCTCAATTTCACTTCAAGGAAGAAATAGAAGCGTTAGCGGAGATTTCCTTAACAAGTATGACCACGTACCACATCTTCATGGCTTTTTCGGTTCTCTCCCTTCTGGGACTTGTCTTTTAGGAGAAATTTATTTCCCAGATTGGGAAGGTTCAAATCATATTACAACTATAATGGGTTGTAACACAAGTAAAGCGATACAGCGCCAAGAGAATGGGGAGCATGGTGCAGTTCATTATTATATCTTTGATATTTGGGCTTGGGCAGGAGAAAGCTATTTGGATAAGCCCGCTAAAGAACGTTTTAAGAAGCTCGAAGAAATAAGTCAAAAATATCAAGATAATTATGTGACTTATGCAAAGTATTATGATGGAGCAAAACTTTGGGATAAACTTCAGGAGTATCTCGCGGATGGATATGAAGGAGTTGTAATTACTAAGAAAAATTCAAAGCCAGAGCCAGGCAAAAGAACAGCCAGAAAGACACTAAAAATTAAGAAAGAACTGCAAGACACAATTGATGTAATAGTAATCGGCGCAAACCCACCAACTAAACAATATACTGGGAAGTCAATTGGAACTTGGGAGTATTGGTTTGACCCAATCAAAAGTAAGAAGTTCAAGGCTGAAATAGACACATATAACCGTTTTATGGACGGCGCGGCGATTGTCCCAGTTACAAAGAATTGGTATAATGGTTGGGCAGGCAGTCTAAAAATTGGAGTCTATAAAGACGGGAAAGTGGTTCAAATTGGGAATCTTTCTGGAATGGAAGATGAAGTTTTAATGAATTGGAAAAACTATCTTGGAAAAGTAGCTGAAATAGTTGCTATGGAAATTATGCGAGATAAAGAAGGGGAATTTTCGGGGTTACGTCACAGTCGCTTTTTAAGATTTAGAGATGACAAAATTCCTAAAGAATGTACAATGGAGCAACTTTTATGATAGTTTATATATACACATTTCCTAATGGGAAAAAATATGTTGGGCAAACCGTTCAAAGGCTAAATGATAGAGCAAGTCGCGGAAACGGATATGAAGAAAGTCCTGCGGTTTATAATGCTATTAAAAAGTATGGATGGGATAGTCTTAAAATAGAAATTTTTCCTTGTTCTTCTAAAGAAGAAATGGATAGGTTAGAAAAGTATTATATAAGACTATATAATACTTTTGATAATAAATTTGGCTATAACTTAACTTTTGGCGGAGAAGGTAGCGTTAAATACGATTACGATAAAATAGTAGAGCTTTGGAGAAGTGGACTTGGAATAACTGAGATAGCAACTGAGGTTGGATGCTGTCGGCAAACCGTAAGAACAGCTCTTGAAGAATATAAATTATATGACAAAGAAGAAGTAAGAAAAAGAAAGAATAAACAAATAAAAAATTCCAATGCGACATTGGCTTTACGAGAATATTATATCACGCCAGAAGCAAAAGAAAGAAGAGAACAAAATAGGTTAAAAGCTACACAAATTAGAAGTAAGCCGGTTATTGTTTATAAAGATAAAGAGAAAACCCAATTTGTTGGCCGCTATAAAAGCGGCAGAGCCGCAGCAAAAGCTTTAAATATCGACCATAGCTTGCCATCATATGCTTTAACTCATAATAATTATAGTAGTGGTTATTACTTCTTTTTCGACGAGGATAAAGACCCGAAAGATTGTCAATACGAAGATATATTCGGAAAGTAGTCTTACCTTAGAGCAAGAACTGTGCTAAAAAAAGAATAAAAAAAGAAGAAGGCGTATTAAACGCCTTCTTTTTCTTTATGTCCAATGAGCATCTATAATATTTTGTAATTGCTCTTCTGTCCAAACACTCATATCTGCGGTATTAACTTTTCCTGTCAAACCATCTCTTGCCGTTTTGTCGGCTATATCATAAGTAGTAGAACCATTGGTACTATTATTCGTTATCTTAATTTGAGAAATTGTCGGATTAGCCATTCTATTACCTCACTATTTAACCGCTTTCAGATAGACTTCATTACCATTCTTAATCTTAACCCATCCAGCTTTAGTAAGTCCTTTCTGTATCGGGAAGTAAGCCCAAGTTCCTCTCTGTTTTGTAGAAGTAAAGGTAGAACCTTTTTTAATTGTACCAATTACGTCCGCAGTCTTAACACTATACCCATCTCTCAAATTCATTGTAGCCATGAACTTATATTTAATCTTTTGCTGCTTATATTTTGAAAGTTGAGTAGACTTGATATAATACCCTTTAAACTTTCCAATAGACATAATCTGATACCAATGTTCGCCCGCATATTTAAGCTTAAATCCCTTATTAAACTTAGCTGTACCAATCAACTTAGAATCGGCGCTCGGACTCTTTCTAACGCTCGCGCCCTTATTCTCAGAAACGTAAAGCGTGGCTGTCTTTCCAACCGCCTTCTTATCCGCTTTAGCGAGCTGGGCTTTAGCAAGCTTATACTGAGTTGGGTCAATAATCACCCAATTTGTATGGTTATAGTTCTGAGCTGCATAAGTTGAGAATTTAGCATGGGCACGTTCCTTAGAATAACTGGCGGAATCGGACACATCCACATATCCATCACTATAATTATAGAGAAGGATAAAATGGCCTCCACGCGTCCAAAGGCCCTTTCCCATAATAGCTATTGCCCAATAGCCCTTGGAAAGTGCGCTCTTGACTTTGCTCTGGTCTGTAGTCTGTTCGCACTTAACGCCCCAGTGTTTGAGCATCGCCGCAATACCAGCCCAGTAAAGACCTTGGTTGGATGTCATATATCTATTCTTACAAGCCCAAAGGAAAGTTGTTTTAGGAGTTACACTGGCGTTAGTAGTTTTACTAATTACATTAGCACAAGCTGTCGGGCCGCAGCCTGACGCGCCAAGAGTAGTTCCCGCACCTCTAACTTTTGAATATCTACTGTCTATTTGTTTATAAAAATTCGGTTTAATTTTAGTCATTAGAACCACCTCGTGGCATCTTCTGTTTATTTACTTCGGCTTCAATTTGTACTTTCAAATAAGCTTCAAGGTCTTTATAGGTTTCTGTAATATACTTTTTGCACTCTTCTGGAAGTAAACTCTCTACACTCTTTAAGCAACTATTAAACGCTTCTTTCTGCGCGGCCGCAGTAAACATATTCTTATCTTTTAAATTTTCAACATACGTTTGATTTATTTCTGTAACACACTTTGTTACAGTATTAGAAATCATTTCAATATATTTATATTCGGTCTTATCGTCTACTTTACCTTTTAACTCGGTCACTTTTATATTAATGAATCGAATTAAAAACACTACAAGTACACTAATAAGAGAAGTCAAAATAGGAGTTAAAGCTGCACCCAGCTCTGTCCAAAAATTATCCATTATCCTTCAGCCTCCTCATCACTACTATCCTCTAAACCACCATCTGGGAAAACTTCCGTTTTATCTGAATTTGTTTTTCCTTTTGCAACTTTCGCTATCGTAATAGCACAACCAGAAACAACTAACCATTTGCCCGCAGAAAATACTTGTTCAGTCAAGGTATCTAATTGATTAACCTCTACACCTAATAGAGTAGCTAAAAGTATCATCGCAATCACATATAGAACCCAAAATAAAATAACTGACACAAGTACAACCTTACGAGTAGCCCAGGCGCGCCAAGGCTTATTAGAAATTAACTTTTTCATTCAAGACTCCTAATGTCCAATTAATTTGCTGAACTGCTTTGCCATTTCTTGTAATTGACCAAATTGTGTTTGACTCATTTGGCCAGAAGAAAGAAGATTCATTACCGTTTGCTTTGGGTCGCCAGTAAACGAGTTCTTAAACTGGTTAAATGACTTCATCATATTAGTCATATTACTAATTGGATTATTTGATTGGTAGTTCGGCGCGGCGCCGTAATTTTGATTAGTCTGTTGGTTATTTCCAAATCTCTCGAACAGTGGATTTATCATCTCTACTCACCTCTTCTTTAGATTCGTTCTTAAAATCTTCTGAGCTTGTATTACTCATTTCTTTAATTATAGCACGAACTTCATCTTTCGTTACATATTGTGACATATCTATTGGCTCGGGCGCCGTATTACTTTCTTTTGTCTTTGTTGTGCTGTCCTGTGAATTTTCTACTCTTTGTGTATAGTCAAAAATCTCAAGAGAATTAGGCTTCCCGTCTAAACCTGCACTTTTAATATAAAAAGTTTGAGACTCAGAATCCATTAAAAGAACTGCATTACCTGGCGCTACCCAATAAGATTTCGCTCCTTCAACGCCTTGAACCCAAATCATATTTTGGTTATAGTGGGATTGGACTTGTTGCGATTGCATATTTGAGTATTGGGGCATTTGAGGCTGAATTTGTGATTGTCTTTGAGGCTGTATATTTGAATACTGTGGATTTTGAACTGGTATGTTATACATATTTGGATAATAGTTATAATTCATTTCTCTTTTAACTCCTTAGATAACTTTTTTAAAGATATATTAATTTATTTTGATTAAGTGCTTAAACACTTATATAGCTCTCTTTCCTTGTAAAAAAATTTCTAACTTTTTCAAATTATATTAATTATACCAAATTTTCTAAAAAAAGTCAAAAAATCTATGGCGCCTTGTTTACTAATTGTCTAATCTTTATCCAGTGTACGCCCATCTTCCTTAGATGCCTGCCTTATTGAATATACCCATAATATCATTCGCCATCAGGAACCCGTGCTCCTTGCCCACGCTTTTACCCATATAGGATTTAGCGGTCTTGACGAGCTTCTGCCTGAGTTCTTTTTTTGTTGCCATATTGTACCTCCTATTTGACTGGGAATCCGATTAACTTCCTTAAACAATCGCTCAACCGTCCTATTCCGCCAAGCTCGAAGTATGGCCAACAAAGGTGCTTCTTGACATCCTCTTCCTCCTCCGTCAATATAAAGAACCTGACTATACGCTATTTTACTCTCACCTCTGGAGGCTCGCTTTTGCAGGCGCTGCTTTTGCCGTAAAGTAGCCCGGGCGGCTTGTTCCGCCGTCGATTCTGGCGTAGGTTTTGTCTCTATGGTTTAAGTCATATGTTGTTCCTGCGCCGCCGACAAGAGAAGTACAGCCGTCGAACATACTGTTTGACGAACTAACTGCGTCTGTCGTAAACAAGGAGGACGCATAGATTGTTTTGAGGCTGCTGCAGTTATAGAACATGTAGACCATAGTCATCACGTTTTCGGTATTAAAACTGCTCAGATTCAGGCTGGTGAGCTTGCTGCAGTTCTGGAACATGCGGTTCATATACGTCACGTTTGCCGTGTTGAAGCTACTCAGGTTCAGGCTGGTGAGGCTGCTGCAGCTATCGAACATCCAGTCCATATACGTCACGTTTGCCGTGTCCAGTTTATCCAGTCCGGTGATGGAAGTGAGAGAGACTGCATCAGAGAACCAGGCATGACATGTCTTCGGTTTTATTTTGTCCTTAAATGTAACCGTTTTAATCTTATTTTTCTGATCGCCACTACTGGAATCAAGCCAGCTTGGTTTAGTCGTTCCTGTAATATCCTCAAACCCTCTGTAGTACGTTTTTGTCCCGCTGACCTGACCGTCCGTGTACTTCCCTGGAGTATCCCGGAAGAATGTCATGCTCTGGTCCGTTGAATCATACACAGCGTACGCTACTTTCGCCGTAAAGTAGCCCCGGCGGCTTGCTCCTCCGTCAATTCTGGCGTAGGTTTTGTCTTTATGGTTTGCGTCATATTTTGTTCCTGCGCCGCCGACAAGAGAAGTACATCCGCCGAACATACTGTTTGACGAACTAACCGCGTCTGTTGTAAACAAGGAGGACGCATAAATGGTTTTAAGCTTGCTGCAGTTCTGGAACATGCAAATCGTATACGTCACTTTCGCCGTGTTGAAGCTGCTCAGATCCAGATCGGTGAGGTTTTTGCAGTTATAGAACATGTAGCCCATACTTGTCACGGCTGCCGTATTGAAGCTGCTCAGATCCAGACTGGTGAGGCTTTCGCAGTTCTGGAACATGTAGCTCATATCCTTCACTTTCGCCGTGTTGAAGCTGCTCAGATCCAGATCGGTGAGGTTTTTGCAGTTATAGAACATGTAGCCCATATTCGTCACGTTTTCGTTGCTGAAGCTGCTCAGATCCAGACTGGTGAGCCCGGTGCAGCCAGAGAACATGCCGTACATATTTGTCACGTTTTCGGTGTCCAGCTTATCCAGCCCGATGATGGAAGTGAGAGAGACTGCACCAGAGAACCAGTCATAGCAGGTCTTCGGTTTTATTTTATCCTTGAATGCAACCGTCTTAATTGTGTTCTTCTGCACGTGATAACCAGAATTATACCAGCTTGGGTCAGTCTCTCCTGTAATATCTTCAAACCCGGTGTAGTACGTTTTCGTTCCGCTGACCTGTCCATCCGTGTACTTCCCTTTGATATCCCGGAAGAATGTGAAGCTTCCGTCAGAGGAATCAAATACCGCATATGCATCAGTCTCTACCGGACTGTAAGTAATCCTATTAAAAATAGGCATATTTATTTCTCCTCCTATATTGAAAATTGGTGGGAATTTTACCCACCATTTAAAACTATTCCGTAGTAGTCTCTATGCTTATCTTAACCGCCCAACCATCGTCTCCAACGGTATAGCCATCAGCGGTCAACATCGTGTCAACTTGCTCTTTGTACGGCGCAAAAAACTTTTTCGCAAAAACCGCCGTATAATTCAATCCGCCGTTTTTTCCTCTTTCAATCTGCCAAGTAAGATAGTAAACCATTTTACCTCCTTTCTATTGCGAAACTGACATTAAAACCATGTTTAACATTTCAGTCGTTGCGTTAATTTGTTCTTGTAATTCTTCGATTTTCTTTTCCGATTCGCTTTTCGGCGGGTTAATTATATTATCAACTGCCGTTCTATCTTCTTCCGGAACGTCTTCA